GAAACAGATGATGAAGGCGATAATGAAGCAGAAGGGGAAGGAGAACGTGAAATAGAGGACGAAGGGGAAATAGAAGCAGATGGTGAAACCGAGGGCGAGTTACTAGCCGATTGAGAAGAAGAAGGAGACACAGAAGGTGAGACCGAGGGAGATACAGAAGGGGAGACGGAAGGTGATACCGAAGAAGAACCACCCGCAGAAGGGGTTTGCCACACACCCACATCAATGGTGCCAGTTCTTGAGGTACCAACAATGTCGGTAGCAACGTCTGCGATGGTGCCAGAGTAATCGGCTGAAGCGTAATCACCTTGAGAGGCAGAGGCAATAGCCAAATTACCGCTCATGGCAGGAATAAGATTTGCGGCGTTACCAGTAGTATTGGAAGCTACAGCTGAAATCCTTGGGATAGCCTTGGAACCCGTAATGTTGTAAATGGTGGCACAAGCCTTAACACTCGCGCCAAAGGTTGGGTCAAAGGTAGAGCCTTCACCACCATCAAGAACTTTACAGAAAACATGGAATGATTGTGAGCCAGCTTGAGATAAGTCAGTCCAACCTGATTCTGGGGTAACAGTAGTGGAAGAATCTAAGGAAAGGAAAATAATAACTAAATGACCAGTTGTTGCGGTAAATGGCACCGCCGCACTTGTCCCTGCTGTGGTTAAAGCATACTCTGTCGTGGCTGCTACTGTAGGGGTAGTATTAGGAGAAGATGGGGCAACGGCAACTGTAAATGCTCTGGTCGTCCATACTTCAGAGGTATTAAAGTCTCCAGGGTCTTCCGAAGCGGCGGCGTTGGCTCTTTGGGCGCTGGCAACAAGACAGTTTGTAGATGCTAAACCACCAGTACCAGTAGTCTTTTGGAGAAGATTTGTATAATTGGTTGGTTCAACAAAGTAAGTATCATCATCAGCAAACTCTTGGTCTTTAATGCCGCAACCAACAAGCCATAGATAGTTTTGAGAAACAGACCCATGCTCAAAGAAGTTGGTTACAGTGCGCCAGTTGTTAGTACCAATGGCGGTGGAGTCTTGAGAGAGGTTGTAGTTACCGCCGAAGCTACCACCATCGGTCTTCCAGTTGGTGCCACTACCTTGACACACACAAGCGTAAGTGTTGTGGGTACCAGAGCTAACGTAGTAACCACCATAAGCGCCACTCTTAGCTAAAATGGAGCAGTGGTAAGTGTTGGTGGTACCAGAGTTATTACCGATGGTAACTCCAGTCGGGATTTCAATGAAGTAACAGTTATCTATTGTAAGAGTATTAGTCGTATTTATAATACAGTCATAGTTATCTTCGTTAATATCATTAGAAAAACCACAACGTCTAATAGTGGCATTTTGACTAACAGAAACTTGCGTGGTAACGAAAACACCAAGAGGAAAACCAAGCTTTTCAATAATCCAGCCAGTACCAGAGATAGTAACCGAGTTGGTTATTCTAGCTTTAGTTACAATATCGTAAGCGGTTGGGGCGCTAATTCTACTACTACTATCAGCCGTCAATAAATAAACCCAACTGCCAGTGTTGCTAGCGTTAAGAGTAAGGGCAGAACTCTCAAGTATTGCAGATGAAGTACAAGTCCCCGTCTCGTGGTCAGTGTTAGCAATCGCCGCTTCCCACGCGCTTACTGACGTGTAATCACCACCACTGGTTGCAATAGTCTTGGAAATCATACGGCCTTATCAATAGTTATAGCTTGTAAATCCACACTTGCCATTTCAACTATTGGTGGAGTTTGGATACTATCAAGCAGTGGTTGTATAACTTCCATGCTTCCTTCGCGGCTGGCTTTAATTAAAGCGTCTTTAGCAAAATCACCAACATTCCTTTCATAAACATCTAACAATTGAGTAGTATGCAACTCAAGATTTTCTGGTAATAACTCACCATCAATCTTTACTAATTCAGCTTCTACCTTCTCTCTGGCTGCATCTTTAATCGCTAACTGATAATCAGTCAATGCGGCCTTAGTGTCTATAGCAGACTGCACTACCTCGGTAGGTAAAGTATCAACATCAATCTTATATCTTTTATTAGGATAGTCAGCTGGGTTAAATGTTGTGGCCTCCATTAAAGCCCTAGCCGCTTCAATCATTTTCTCGTCTTTTACCTTTGCACTATTTAACTCCCTAAAAGTAGCCACTGCATTTGCGTGCGCCTGCTTAATTTCATCTGGGATTCCACTTTTGAGATAAGTAGCTTCGGCTTCTTCCACACTCATCGGCACTCGCACTACCGCAAATAGTTTCCTTTCTAACTCACTCCAAGGCCACCCATCTTCTCTGATAGTGACAATATCCCCCGCCGAGCGGTTAGAAGCGTTCGGGGTAATGGTTGTCAGAAGTTCTGCCATGTAGTCTTATTTTACCACCAATTTCATAATTTCCTTCAAATTATCCCACCCTTCAATCTTGCTAATATGGCTCTCTTGCCAGTCGCGGCAGTTCCTTAAATCCCTAAAATCGCTTTGTTTCCAACGTGATTTTGTTAAATTAAGGTTGTGCCTTAAGTCTAAATTGGGGGCTTTGGAGCGCCAATCTTCAGAGGTGAAATCGTCTACCCTCTCCTTGCGGCGGTGAGTCCCTGGCTCAAAGCCCATTTTACGGCTAAAACCCTCGGCTTCCACCCTTCTAATCCTCTCCTTAAAATGCTGTATCAAAAGCTCCCTATAGGCGCAGAGACCACTTAATTGCCTAGTGTAGTAGTAGAGGGCATGACCATCATTAAGTCTAATCTTCCAAGTATTCGTGTTGTAATAATAAACATTCTTTTTAGGTGGGGTAAAGTCAAAATGAGATGGATGATAGTATACATCGTGTTCGCAGAAGAATACTACATCAGTAGTTAGTTTCTCTAAGCCAGCAAGTATCTGCTTAAACATAGTTAAATAACCACGCTCTAAAGGTAGAGTTAAATTATCCCCAAACTCAATAGGTCTTAAAGACACACTAACCAGTTTATTTTCTCCAACACCTTTTAATAATTGCTTCTGGCAGGCGATGGCAACATCTTCGTCTAATCTATTGTCCGTATAATAAAGAATACCCTTTGTTACATCCTCCCATCCTGGCACTGGCGCAAACTTATCTATCAACCAAGATAGTGGATATTTTGCTTTCTCCCACTTACCATCAAGCCACAATTCCTTGGAATAATTCCTCGCCTGCTGGACACTGGTGTTAGGATAAGGAAAACCAAAGTCTCCACCTTGAGTCCTAAACATGTGAGCAAACCAAGTTTTCTTATTCACCATCAATTGCCCACCAGATAACCAAGTCTTGCAAGCTACTTCAGTTCCTTGTTGTCCCCAGCTACCATGCTTCTCATCGCAAATATCCAACTCCCAGTATTTTTCTCTAGTGAGCATAAAGCAGGCGCCTAATAGAGACATTGTAGGGGCAACGTCCCCTTGGGCTTCTGGCCTACTTTCAAATGAACCCCAGTATTGGAAGTGGAGAGTATTATCAAAACGCATAGAATCAGAGCGCCGATTGAGGCGGGGCTTCCACACTATCTCCCTTTCCATCTTACCCCCACACTTTTCACATGAAACAGGGGTTGGGCCTTGGTAAAGTCTAAGCCCACACTTACATACCCAGTCAAAAGCGTGGAGGTTGTACATGCGCGGTATCATCGTCCAGTCATCCTTCATTTCAGCCATCATCTTCACGTCAAAGCCTTCATCAAAGGCAACGTGAGCATCACACTTCATTACATACTTAGCCGTACTAAGACGGCAAGCTAGGTTGGTCGCGGCCCGCTGGCCTATAGACTCTGGCAAGTAAACAACCACCACATCAACGTGTTGGGTAAGTGGTGGGTCAGCCCATTGTCCATCTAAGACTACAATTACTTGTGTCTTGCCACGCTTATTTTCTAAGATATTCTCCACTGTTTTAGCGAGAAACATCTCATTACGGGCGGGTATTAAAATAGATAAGTCGTAGTTCATTTTTTTACAAAATACCAGCTAGGTGATTTATCTCCTCGGCAAATGAATAATTTATCAATCCCATGTTTTTCCACAAACTCATCAACGGCTGGGATTACTCCAAATATAGCATCTTGCCCCTTCCTTTTAATATAGTCATGCCCAGCTACAATGCCCCCCTTACGAACCTTACGAACCCATGCATTTAAGTCATTACGGACATTCTCGTAACTATGGTTAGCATCAATATAAACAAAATCTAAGGAATCATCTTCAAAATCTAAAGAAGCTCTCCCGCTAAACTCCCTAATAAAAGTACAATTATAAGGAGAAAGTCTTTCTTTTGTTTCTTCAAAAAATCCATCTAATTTAGACTGGGTGACATGCTCTCTATAACCTTCATAAGCTTGCCAGGGGTCAATACAATAAAGATGGAGTTTGGGATTCTTCATACAAAGAACTTTGGAATACGCCCCACGCTCAACACCTATTTCAGCACCAACTTTATAATTCCAGTTACTAAACAACCCAGCTAGTCTATCTCTTGAAATAACTAAATTAACTTTCTCCATATTATTTGAATAATTTAGACTCACGTTCTTTTAATTCTGCGAGCTTCTGGTCATCCCATCCAGGCATAGGATGAAAACGCTCTATTAAATAAGATAAAGGATACTTCTGTTTACTCCAAACTTTATGGCCTGCAAAAAACTCCATTGACTTATTGCGTCCTTTAATTAGCCAGTCATTACTCATACGATAGCCGCGGCCATACTCTTTACCTTTATGAAGGTGAGCATAGTAGGTGTTTTTATTGACCACATACCTGCCACCAGAGAGGATACACTTAAAAGCAAGTTCTTGGGACTCACACCAGAACTCTCCCCAACCAGCTTCATCCATCAGCTCTAACTCATGGAAATAATCTTTATGCATAAACCAGCAAGAACCTTGAGAGGCAGGTGTATCATCAATCAATACACTTTCCTTCTCCCTAGCTCTCTCTTCCCAAATCCTTCCATTTAAGCCAGGGCCACCAAAGTCTGCTGGATTGTCTGGGTAAGATAGGTACTCATAGTCAACATCCTTTTTACCGACATCTTTAATACACCAATTCTCGGCGTCTAAGCGCTTGCGGCGCGGCACCATTATCCAGTCTCTTTGACAGTCGGCTGCCAACTTAATATCAAATCCTTCATCAAAAAGAACGTGGCCGTCACATTTCATAATGTGTTCTCCTCTAGCAATAGCCACACCCATATTGATAGCGTTTCTCATGCCGCGTGGAGTGCCGACATGGATAGCCCTCACCCTCTTATCGTCAATTATTGTGTCCCAATAACCATCTAAAATGACAATAACTTCAATATCGCCCTTAGCTTTTATTAAAATATCTTCAATCGTCTTATTCAAAAAGCGCTCGTTGCGCGAAGGGATTATAACGCTAAGCATAAATAGATTATAAAACATAAAACAAAAAGGGGCCATAGGCCCCTCAATGTTTATAGTGGATTATTACCGATGGTACAGATAACCCTTAGCTGAAGCCCCCGTCACCCTAACTGACACAACACCTTTTGCTTGGTAGCAGATACTCTGCTCTTCGCTTGTGTTTGCCACACAAGAGATTTTACCTTTTGAAGTACCTGTGTCGGTAACTGTGTCAATATCAAGCGTAAAGTTTGCGCCAGCTGTAGAGTCAGTAGTGGTAGCTTGTAGGTTTCCCGTAGCAAGACCAGTACCAACTTGGGTAACAGTATAGGTCAGAACCTCACCTCCAGTGTCAACAGTAGCCACTGTGAGGATGAGAGGAGTTCCCCCGTTTCCAGGGTCAAGCGTGATAGTGTCACCAACTTCATAGTTAGTGCCAGCAGCCCCGATTGATGTATCTCCTACTGCATCCACAACGCCAATTGCCCCATCAAAAACTTCAACAGTGGAAGTTGCTGCGGCTGCACAAAGGGCGATTCTCTCAATCTCTCTCAATCGGGTTCCCGATTGGTTATCAAGAACGAGTATTGAACCCCCAGCAACAACCTCAACTTGATTGTTTGCGTAAGACATAAGCGTTAGTCGTTATCTGGTGCGGTAACGGCAATAGAGGTAGCTGCGATAGTCTCTGCAAGCCAGCCAGTTGCAGATACTTGAGTACAACGAACAGTTGTATCAGCGGCTACATCAAGTTGGTTAGTACCATCACCATCAACCTGGTTAATAGTATCGCCAGATGATTCTGGAGTTACAAGCTCATAACCATTAGAACCAACTGTAATATAAATCACACGTCCAATAAGTGGAGCTGTTGCTTTTGGAAGCACAACATAAGCAGTTGCACCAGCAGAAGTAACAGTTACAACCTTATTGAATGAATAATCTTGGGAGATTTGACCAGTGTAAGTCCCGTTAGAACCAGCGGTAATTGCTTCTACAATACCAAGCTCTGGTCTTACACTTGCTCCATGACCTTGATTTGATGCCATAAGCGTTAAAGTAAGTTTGGGTTAGTAATCCTCCCTAGCTCATCGCTGACTCCCCATAAAGAGAGTCAGAGTGAGCCAGCGAGACAGCAACCTTACTGACTAGGAGAGGTTGTTGTGATACGCAAACGCTTCAAGAGCGTTGCGGAACTCGGCTGTGTACTCACCATAAATCTGGCCTTTGAAGGCAGCACCAGTCTTAGCGAGGTCTTCAGCGCGAACGCTAGAGCCACGCAAAGGCATTACACGAACCTTATTCAAGTCACCTACGATAGCAACGTCATCTGGTACCCAAGGGTCAACAATGACATCAAGCACGAAGCCGAGGTCAGAGATAACCTTGTCAACAACGTAACCAGCTACAGTCGCATCATACATAGAGCGACGTGCCGACTGGTCAAAGGCGCTAATAGCGCGCTTCTGCTTACCACCTACGAGGATGAAGTTTGGAGTACCACCATCATCCCAGATTTGCTTACACATAGCGTTTACAACGGGTAGTGTAAGAGCTTCAGAGGTAGTAGTAGTGTTACCGCCAGAAGCAGAAACGAACTCAATGATACCGCCCATAGAGCGATACACAGTGTCCGAACCCTGCGAAGCGGAACTAATACCATTGATTAACGAAGAATCAATCTCACGCATTACTTCCATCAAGCGGCGAGCAACCTGGAAGGTGTACTCGTCGGCAACACCAGCCTGGAGAACCGAGCGCATGGTGTAGGAAACATTGATACCCTTTTGGAAGATTTGGGTGTAGTTAGAAACCTTAGTACGAACCTTAGACTCATCAGCAGGCGCATCCTGACCTTCTTGTGCAGGGTGAGCAATAATCTGAAGAGTGTGGTTGGTAGTGGCACCATGGTCTTCCGCAGAAGTGGAGCCATAACCGCGCACGATAGTGAGGGCATCCGTAGAGATAGCAGTTACCTGCATAACCTCTGTGGAACCTGCACGTTGTACCTTAAACAAGGTACCAATCTTAAAGCGAGCGCCATGACCAGAAGCCACGTCTAAAGTGGTCTCCGAGTTGTCAATCGCTTCAGCCGCCGTAGCGGTATTCGCGTTCAGTGAGTCTTCCATCCAAGAGTGTTTAGTCTCGGTGGCCTCACCGCTAATTCCTACGCGGGAAAGGAATGACGTGTTATCACGCCGAATTATCTCTGCAAGCTCATTAGACAAGTCCAAAAACTCACCATTGGCCTGGTCAAATGATGCAAGAGGAGTAGCTGATGCTAATGCCATAAGTTGTTAAAGTTAGGATTTTACTTATAAAGGATTATTTGCCACTTATCCTCTTACCTTTAATTTTAACCATTCCAGCAATCGCGTTCTCCAAATTAGGATTTTTGCGAGCTGCTTCATAGTCATCATCCATATCCTTACCTGGGGGGTTTACACCGCCAGTTGGAGGAGTAGGAGGAGTTTCAGGTGGAGTGGCAGGAGGATTAGCTGGAGGCGTAGGAGCAGACGGCTTGCGTTTACTCAAAGCTTCCTTTACCAGACTAATCGCATCATCAGCATCAAGTGCTTCTGGCGCTAGAACTGGAAGAATCGCTAATGGATTCTTAGTAATTAAATCTCGGAGAGTTGGGTCGTTGTCAAACACAGGGCGAAATTGTGGGTCTAAGGCCAAAGCCATTAAACCTCTTTCTGCCTTGCGGTCTTCAGCAGCCGCCGTAGCTGCCGCCTCTTCATCAGAAGGGGGAGTAGCTGGTTTAGACTGCTTAAAGTGGGCATTACCCTTACCTCCATATAGTCTGTCATAGAGGTCAGCCTTGCGCTGGTTTGCGCTAGCGCGGGCTTGGTCTCTTAACAGTTGGTCATGTTCCTCCTTCGTCAGAGTGACCTTCTCTGGTTGTGCTGCTGGGTTGTTGTCCCCAGACGCAGGGGTGGCTGCTGGTGCGGCAGGAGGGATTCCGCCGTTTTCTGGCACCGCAGGGGTGGCTGCATCGCTCATATATGAATTATTATTAACTAATATGTCAAGTATCCCGACAGATACCTAATTAAATACTGGTTTTAGTATAACATAGAAAACATAATGGAAGTAAAATCAAGTAGACTTTATCCACATCTGTTGCCTAACCATCTGCCAGCATTAGTAAAAAGACTGGTACTAATACCGCCAACACATTTAATAAATCACTTTCAAAATACATATTTATTCAGTTAGACGTGAGTATTCTAATGGGACACGCTTAAAGTCTCTCTCAAGTTGCTGGCGACCTTTAGATGGGTCTCTACCCTCTATAGCTTCTCGGCCAGCGCCTACCACCTGTCTGACCAAAGATTCAATATACTTTCTTGGGGAAACACCAGAGATAACACCCCCAGTAAGAGAGTAGAATGGGGTAGAAGGGCTTACGCTAATGAGTAATTGTTCAATAGCAGCAGACAAGGTAGCAGCGGAAACTGTTTCACGCGGAACCTCTTTTGTGAAACGGCGGCCAGTTTTAGGGTCAAACTGGTCTGGGTCTTCTGGTAAGATAGCTAACTCACGAGCTAGGTTTACTATGAAACCAAATGGTACACCTCCAATAAGACCAGCATTACCGCCAAATAATCTACCCTTAGTAACAGCTTCAATAGACTGACCTATCTGCTCAAAGGCAGTAGTATAAGCCAGAATGTTATAAAAGACGTTTCTATTAGTCCTGCGCCACTCAATACCTTCATCAGTGCCAGCCCAGTTAGCAAAGTGTACCCAGTTATTCATAACTGCCATCTTCTGCATAGGAGTTAGGCTGTTTACCCATCTACCCATCAACTGCATAGTTTTAGCTTGGAATCGTAATGGGAACCATACGATGTTTAGAGTCTTCATTAAAGGAGAAGTAAGGAAACCTTCTTTGTAGTGGAAGGCCATTTGAGTAGCTTCCTTCATCATTTTTACCATCTCTGGGTTTTTGTATCTTTTTACCCCATCTTCATAAGTAAAGTCCAAAGCATCCTTAAGAGACATACCAAACTTCTCGGCTAAACCACGATTAAAGGTGGCAGCCATTCTAACTGACGACTGACCAGTAGCACGATACCAGAAGTTACGAGAACGAATTGATTGCTCAAACAGAGCTTTATCTTTTAGAGTATTCAATGCACCCTTAGCAGTATTGGAGATATTGATAAGGTCTGGGGAAGAAGAATAATCAAGCATCGTTTTTTGTAGAGTACCTAAAATCTCTTCTCTAACAGCTGAAATATCTTCAAGTGGTGGTTCTGCCACAATTTTACGCAGGTAAGTAGAAGTCTTTTCTAGTCTGGTGCTTAATTTTTCAGCCGTCCAATTGCCTAAACGCTGGACTTGTTCACCGCCAGGGACTAATTGTTTAATATCTTTGATTAAGAGTGCGGCTTGGATTTTAGTCTCAAGAAACTGTTGCGCCGAGAAGAATGGAGAATAATCATATCTACCAAGATAAGCCAATTTAAGATAGCGGTCATACCATTTGCCCATAAATGAGCCAAATGTTTTATCTGAAGTTCTCATGTAATTTATAAGTGAGTCACCTAAACCTGTGATTGATACAGGAATATCTCTTAATGACTGTTTGGAAATTGACTCAATTGCAGAAGCAACATCTGCATCAAAACCAGCCCTAACTAAGTCTTTTGCTTTAACATCAAAAACAGTTCTGATAGGGAAGCTAGCTCTGGGACGTGCTTGCTGAAATAGCGCCTTGTTTTTATCAATCCACTCAAAGACTTTTTCAACAGGTAAGTACACTTTGCCAACCTTAATGTTGCCACCTTTAGTTGCAAACTTCTCACTAAACTCCCCAAGTAATCTCTGGGTAAAGTTTTCTCTATAAGTAAACTCGGCGGCGCCTTCTATAATACCCCTACCAGATAGACCCACTTTATCTAACCAACCACCCAAAGCTGTCCTTTTAGCCATAATGTCTTTTTCCCCGATAGCAGACATCCCATCTTTTGCGCCACCAAATATATCAGACGCAAAGGACAGGTTTTTGTCTTTTGGAGCATAACCAATACGATAGCCACTCTTTTCTAGTGACTTAGCTAATTCTTGAATCTCTGGTGAATACTTAGCAAATGAGATAGTAGAACGAGAGTCTCCAAGTTTAGAGACGGCGTGAATCATGGCGGCGCGTGGGTCAGCATACTTCTCCATCGCCGCAGTTATTTCAGCCGAAAAGTTCTTAAAGTCTGCACCAAAGTTATCCTCCATTAAAGACATAAGTCCTTTACCATCAAGGTCAGCAGGGGCGTCCTTTATAGTCTGTACCATAGCGTCAACATAGTTTTGGGGTAGGGCTTTGACTGTAACAATATCCATACCAGTTTGGTCATGAAGTTTTAGACGTGTCAAATCTTGTTCTGCATAATTCTTAAAGTGAGACACCCTCTCCTCTGGAGTCAAAGACGCCCACTGGGAGTTCTGCTCCACCCATTCTTGCATAACTCTCTGACGATTAGAGATAGTATTCTCAATACCCCTCTCTTTTATTTGAGCTTCTGCCCACCTCTCAATGGACAAGAAACCTTCTGGGTTTTTGGCTACAGTTTCAGCCCCATATAATTTTGCTACCGCAGTTTTGGCTGGGTCTCCAAAAATAGAAGAACGAAGTGGCTGGACTTTATCAGATAAAACTCTATAAGAAGAGCCAACAGGATGAGCAATAGACTCCATCACCTTTAATTTTGTACTCTGACGAGAAAGGGTGGAGTATAAATTATCAGCAACTGAAGTACCAACTCTTAAAGCAATATCATCAGCAACGCCACCTTTGACTAGCGCGTTTCTAACAACCTCACTAGCCAATTCCATCTTCCCAGTTTTAGCTACTTCATTAACTACATTCCTAAATACTTTTGGATTGATAGCAGTACGAGCTACACTCTCGGCAATACCAAGAGTGGTGGCTTCTCTGGCGGCAACAGTTAAAGCAGTTCTAGTAGCAGTTTTTATAGCGGTAGATTTTGCAATACCTGCTATTGGTTGTACGAAACCAGCAACATTTACCACACCAAGAAGAGGGTGGGCTTTATAGTATTCTGGGTCAAAAACATCTTTAACACTTTGGACAACAGCGCCAGGTAATTGTTTAGCAAATTGAATTGGATGAGTGACAGCTTGCGCCAAGCCAACAGGAATAGCATAAGCCAGCATCGCCGCATCTTCACCAACCTTTCTGGCGAATGTTTTATCTTTTGAATCTGGTGTCATCTCAACACCCAAGACTTTTGGATTTTCTTGTGGAGGAGGATTGATAACACTATCCTCCCTCGTTAAATCAGTCTGCGTTTGCCGCTTTCGCAAGATTGAATCCACTGTAGATGGATTTGGGTTGTATTTATTTGCTATAGGCATATTTTATTGTCCAAAGAAACTACCAACCTTACGGAAGAAAGATTTACCAGTCTCTATAATATCAGAACCACTACCGCCAGTTGGGGCTTGCTCTGGTTTGTTTTGTTTATTGACACGATTAGAGAAGAATGACGATACCCCTTCACCAACCTCGGCTATGTTAGATTTGAAACCTTCATTAACCTTCTCGGCAAAGCCCATATTCTCCAATCTAGCAGCTTCAGCCTTATAAATATCAGTATCAGCTTGATAGCCAGCAATTTTACCCTCGCGCGCCACCCTATCTTGGGTAAATGGTACTGCCTCTTTAGCTAAACCTTGGGCTTCAGTAGGGCTAAAACGAGGTATATAACCACCTAATTTAGCGGCCAATACTGGGTCAGCTTCAAAACTTTTAAGGGTTTGCTCGTCAACATTATATAATTTACCATCCATACCTCGGTAAAATACCCCATCAACTGGGTTGCCGTTGCTATCTCTACCCATTAAAGCCGTACCAAATTGACCTTTATCAATACTATTTTTACGAACTGGGAATAAAGTGCTGTCTTTAATATCAAAGTTTCCTGGTTCAAATAGATTTTTTGCATTGGTAGCTTTGTTATTACGCAAAGCACCATCACCAGTGCCAGACCAAGTGGCATCTCCTACTCGCGCCACATACTCACCTAAAGAATCTTTTTGGGCTGGAGCATAAACTGGCAACATAGCGTTACCAAGTTTAGTTGTGGCCTCAAGGCGCCGATAGCCATTAGTTAAACCATCTGGGGCTAGACCGACTGGAATCAAAGCTGCACCCCTAACACTTCCATCAAGTGGGTTAGTGTCTACATAGTAACCAAAACCATCTAACACTTGACCTTCAGATAATTCACCACGCTCATAGCGATTACGGACATCACGCATTGTATCAGCGCGTTTCTGTAAATCGTTAAAGTAAGAATATAAAGCATCAGTAGATTCACCTTGTGATTCTTTCTCATCAATAGCATTAAGCACACCAAGTAATAAGTTATCCAATGATTCAGAAGTAGCGCTGACTAAATCACCAGGGTTTCTAAACCCACCAACATCACCATCAAATGAAGTAAAGTAAGCATCTTGCTCTTGCAACTTAAAGGCAGACACAGTTTCAGACTGGTCTTTTTCCTTATCCTGCAACTTAGAAAGATTATTAGTGTAACCAGCAATAAGTCTCTGGGCATCAATAGCTTCAGTCTCTTTACCAGAACCCATGTATGGCTGAAGAATAGAGATAGCTTGCTCATAACCAGAAGCAGTGGCTACACCACTACTGTCAGTATTGGTCTTAATTGCCAAGTCAGCCAGTTTCTTAGCTTTAGCGAAACCGCTGTCTCCAACTCTTTGTAATGCTCGTTGTGTTAGTGCTGAAGCCATATTTTTATATGTTTAACTTTTTAAGTAATGTGGTATTTTGCTCGGCAGTACCTGTGTAATTAGAGATTCCCTGCTCTTCAGCCAACTTCTTTCTAGCGCTGAATGAAGTGTCTTGACCTTTAGTGCTAAGAAAATCAACAATACTGCTACCAGTATACTTCTGCGATGGCGCTGTTTGTTGTAACGGCGCTGGTTTAGGGGCTTGTGGTGTCTCAACTTTAGGCGCTGGAGTTACTGGAGGGATGTTAGTTTTGGGTGTAGAAGTAGTTGTAGCCGATTGTGGAGTGGTAGCTTGGATATTTGGCGTTGCGGTTGGTGTTACTTCTGGGGTTGGGGTGGTAGTTTCTGGTAATTTAATGCTCTGACCAACACGAATTAAGTCTGGGTTAGAAGCTAGTTCTGGGTTCAATCTAGTCAACTCACCTACAGTAGTACCCGCTTCAGCGGCAATCTTAGATAAAGTATCACCAGCTTTAATAGTTCTATTACCGCCAACATTTACAGCGGCTGGAGCTGGTGTAATTGGAGTGGCGCCTGGGGTAGTAGTTGGAATAGTTTTTGGCTTAGTGCCATCAACAGTTGGCAAAGCAACATTAACATCTGGTGCCATATCTACCGCCTCCGCAGTATCAATAATTCCACCTCTAGCTAGGTTTCGTAAACGCTCATCCAAATCTAATCGGTAAGAGCTGGTATCAATACCATATTTGGCGCCAGCGGCAATAAGTTGGGCATCAGCTTCTTTGAAAGTAAGGTTATTAGTACCAACCTCATTTATCTTTTTAGCTAATTTATCAACCGATTCACTCATCACAGCCGCTTGAGTAATATCTAACTTACTAGCAAACGGCGCTACTTCTGGGCGAGACTTCAAATCATTAAATGTTTTAATCGTGTTATCTAATACTAATTGAGTTGGATAACCAAACTTAGCACTATTGGCTGCCACCACATTTTTAGTTTCAGTCTCAAGTTCGCGGAAGAAGTCACCAAAGATTTGGCTACTACCAGATAAGTACCCATCACGCTCTAATGTCCAAAACTGTTCAGCACTCTCATAAGTCCTATCACCAATCTTAATCGCCATATTATTATCAGCGCTGCGAATTTCTTGATTGATGAAATCAAGTTTCTCAATTGGATTAGTGCCACGAGTAGAGCTTCTAACTTGGAAGTCAGTCAATGAATCTTGAATTCTAACAGTAGAATGTTGTGACTGGAGAGCAGATAAGGTCTCATCAAGGGCAGTAACTTCATCTTCATTATCATTCAAAGCTGCCTCCGAGCGCGCTGCTTTTACCTTATTGATTGCATCTCTAAGTGATTTTTGAGTGCCATCATACTTAGCTTTCTTAACTTGGTTCTCTAAAATGGTGTCATTATAAAGTTTTACTTTTCCTTCAGCCGCTGCAATATCATTTTGAATCTCTAAACGTAACTCTGGGTCTTCTACCCCATTCAACATCCCCTTAAGAGTATCAAGATATTCAACCTCATTTATCTTCCCACCAGAAAGTTCACCGAGTGTAGCGGCATATTTAGTACGATAATTATTAAAACGCTGAAGCTTTTTAGTTTGGGCTATAGACTCTTCAATCTTAGAGATAAACTCTGTGTCTGGGGAACCTTCTGCTTGAGCTTGCTCTAATTGTTTCTGCCGCAAGGCCAACTGTTCTTCATAAGATAAGCCATCAGCCACCGCGCGCTGAAACTCGGCTTCTTTTCTAGCCCGCTCACTATTACGGACAATCTTAACAGCATCAAGAGCGCCGTTTACTACAGCTCCGAGATTTACTGAAAACTTACTTTGTAGTTCTATAGCCATAATTATTTTTTAAGTAATGATGGATTACCCGCTTGAGCTGCTGCTTTACGGATTGCTCCCTCTGGTGATGTTGGCGATGCGACCCCACCGCCTGCTTGTGGATTTGCGCCTGGCTCATTCTCTGATTCAGTATTAAGGGAAGATGGCGCGCCATTAACTCCACCCATACCCATAGCAGTTACCCCACCACCAGTAGCTTGGTTCATTTGGGCTACTCGCTCGGCTAGAATCTGATGGAGAAGACCTGGCTGCTTGGCAATTTCAGTAGCCAAAATCTCATCTTGCAACTCTTCCTTCATCAACTTCTGCTCCTCACTAGGATTAGGGATACCAACATTGTGCTGGGTAGTAGTAAGAGACTGTACTTTTGCTTGAAACTTATTGATTTCATCAGCCACAGACCGCATCAAAACCGATGAAATAAACACATCAGTCTTATAATTACCACCAATTAACAGCTTAGCATTAGGAATATACAGCTCTGAAAGGAATAAAATACTCTTATTTAACTCCTTAAACGCCTTTACCCACCACTCTTTTCGGAGTGAAATCTTGTTATTTACACCTTGCATCACCACCGAGAGGGCGCGGCCAGTAGCTTGAAGCACTTGGTTGCCAGGGTAAAGCACTTGGTTAAGACCAGAGAGTGAGATAATATCGTTCTTTCGGTCATTAAGATAATTCTCAACTGGGAAGGTTTGACCACTCTTAGGCATAGCTTGAATCTCACCATCATCACCAACTTGATAAATAACAATTTGACCACTTCGTACTTCAGTCAAGTTATCCAAGTTCTTACCCCAGTAAGAAGGTTTGGCAATCTCCTTAATGATGTCGGCTAGGTCAGAAGCGCGCTCGTTATACTCTTGTTGGGGGTCAAGCTCATGCTCAATATCAGATGTACCCTTCGGTTCACCAGGTAAATGAATGTTTGGAATATATTGGAGTGGTATAAAACCCCAGTCATGTTTAACATAATGGACTGGTTTATTATCTTTACTAAACATTAAAAGATACTCTTGCTCATCCCAGTATTCTTTAATCGTAATCATCGGCACTTCCGTACCAGCTTCTACATCCATCGGATTATTTGGGTCATAATCAGCTTCAACTCTTATTTTTGCCTTCTCAATTTCCTCCTTAAACAACCTCTTCGCCATCGCCACTGAAATCCGATACTGTTTAATAAACCCGCCAATCTCGGCAAAGTTCTCATCTTTCCAAATTACTCGGATATTTTCTGGTTTTTCTATATTCCAATATCTAATTGATTCAAAAGTCTTCTTACCTTCATCATCAACCTTAAATGATGGAATGGCACCAAAGATAAATGCGTCACCAGTAATAGAGCCAGTACGCGCCGCTCGTTGGAAAACTAAACCAATACTATTCTCTTCGTGAATTGTATTCAAAAGTTTAGACCTACCCTCGGCCATCGCTCGCTCTATAGAATTGCTTTGGTCACTTGGGGGGCAAGAGATTTGAGGTGGCTCATTAGTTAAGAAAGCCGTCATGTTCTCCACAATTGTGAAGACATAGTTGTAAGTACGCATCGTACCGCCACCTTCTTTTCTAAAACTCCACTGCTTTCCTTTATAAAAATCCCTCAAAGTCTGATACCCAGAGTAGGTACCATCGCCGTAAACACGTCTAGTCCAATCATGGCGCAAGGTAGAATCAATCTCGGAAACGTAAACCGCTAACTCGCCAGGACGCTTGCCCTGCAAGTCTGGGTTCATCTCATCTTTAAAAATACTTAGTAGTCCCATATTAGCGTTTGATTAAACCGCCTGCATTAAAATTACCCTGTGGACGACTTTGGTGTGGACGCGCTACTTGCGCGTTATACCCTGCCAGTGGGTTTATGTGTGTTTGTTTAATAATTTGTTTTGGCATTTTTTTAACTATAAAAGAGATACCCATAACGAACGCCATCACGAAGTCGGTATCTATCTTTTTATCATCAATGTGATAAATACCCATCTGCTCATTCAACTCATCAATATAGTAAGAGCGAATGATTCCGTAATTTGGATTCTTTTCAATAATCGCTCCATCAATATCTGATTCAATATATTCTCTTCCTTTACCCATCGCACCTTTTGTTTCAATTAGTGCAATATCTTTATCAATATCAAATCCTTTTGGTTTCAAATTGACGAGCAATTTTTTAATGACCACACCACCTAATGCTTGCGCGTCCATCAAAAAGATTGGTGGATGCGCTGTCACACCATCGTCATCATGCCAAGTATATTGTTCATACAAAGTGCGTAGAAGCGAGAACTGCATTTGAGGAGAACCGCCTTGGATTGACTCATGATTGACTAAATCTATTTTACCACTCATAGAATAATTCGTATAGTCAAAGACGAGGAAAACTGACTTATCCCCAGTATCGGCCATACCCCAGTCTGCCACCAGTAGATACCGATGCCCATGCTCCACGTTCTTTTTACCAGACAACTGCCACAAGTTCTCAATCTCGGCAGTATCAAAGAACCGCTTGCCGCTGGTCACGAACTCACCCCTAACCACCTGCCGATACTTCTTCTTATCAGTCGCCAAAAGTGACGCTTTTGCACGCTCTTTTTGGGCTTTGGGGATGAACTTGTTATCATCCATACCCATACCAGTAAGCGCCCACCATCCATCTTTACCCTTCTGACCCATTCTAACTATGTGTAGATAGTATTGATGGCTAGGACTATCCACCTCTGGGGTAGCAATAAGGTCAAGACAGACACCATATTTAATCAAACGAGACAGAATCTTGGCGCCTAACTCCTCTTTTAAGTGGAGACTTTGGGAACACTCATCGTAGGAGATATAACCAAACTGGGCGCCTGCCAAAGATGAAGCTTGGTCGGCGCCAGTTGGGACAGAGTACATCACGCTCTTGTTGGCAAACCGATGCTCGCCAAGATTTAAGTTACTCCCCGCTAAAAAGTTCTGCATCAAAGGGTGAAGGTCATTCAACCTCTTCTTCCCCTCCTCATCAATAATAAACTTCCCATTCAAAATATCCTCCACATGTTGGTAACACGCCTTCGTTTGGCGGCTGTGGGGGGAAATGTTAAGAGTGGCGTAGTGGGCCGAGTTAATCAACTTCTCATCAAGCTCCATACCAATCTTATATTTGTTAAACCAAATGTGTTTAATCGCGATACCAACAGTCTTACCAGACTGGTTTCCAATCGCCGAGATGTTGCTTCCAAATAAGAACCCACCAATATCATCAATCATCTCGCCAAACTTCTCCCCCCACTGACTCCTTGGAGTAGTTGTGCGCGACAACCACTTCTTCTGGTACTCGTTCAAAGGTACCCCTAAAATGTTCTCGGAGAAGTAAATAATATCCTCCCGCCCTTTTTTCTCTGCTCTCAATAACTCTATAAACCGCTGTTTAGACTCATTATCAAGGGTGGCGACATGAAACTCCTTAGCTAAATGCTCAAAATTAAAGCTGAACTGGTTGTTCATTGGTTTGGGGGGCTTGAGTGTAAGTCGTACCCAGGGCTTCTAACTGCTCATCAGTCATATTCCCAGTGGTCGCCTTCGCTAATAAGTTCATTAAAAAGCTCGCGTTCTCCCGCTTCTCTTGGCTGGCTTTTAACATTAAGGCCGCCTTGCCATGTACCAGTTTAGTCGTGTGGGCAAAAACATTAGTAATATACGCCCGCCGCTTCATCAATTCCTCGGAAGTATAAATATCTTCCAGCTCCTGGTCATCGCGCAACATCTGCGCCGCATCATTTATCAACTCACCCGCTAGTGACCTAACACCTGCTTCTAACTCTGAATCTTGTGGCATACCTAAAACCAACTCCCCATCCTTTCTCGTCTTAATAACCTGCCTTATATTCTTTGGCTCATAAATAACCACATCAGTCCCCAACTTCTGACTCAAAATATCCCTATCCCACTTCTTGCGCCACTGCCGATACTGGGTAGGGTAGGGGTGAAACTTAGTATTGGCGGGGTAACACGCCTCCTCATTAAACTTCCTTATAATTTCAAAAGTATTGCCGTTGGGATTTTTAATCCTCTCTTGATAATAAAACTCCTT